ACGGCTTCAAGAAGCAGCCCTCAGCAGTGGTCTGATGCCCACTGGGCGACCATCCCTGTCTTTGGCCAGGTGTATAGCCTTAGTGGGTAGTAGGTCAAAGTCTCTGCATACCTGATAGTACTTCTTCTCGTACTTCTTCCAGAAATACTCGGGCCCAAGAGTATCCATAAACTTTATCCCCATCGCCATCAGTGCCTGTGAGTTCATGTTGAAGTCATTCATTATGGTCACAGCACCCTCAGGCGTATTCCTAGCGAGTCGTATGCCGATGCGGTTGCCGCCGAGTCCACCCTTTGAGAGTGAGAAGCCGATCGTCTGTATGGCTGGATGGTCAAAGTTGAACTCAAGATCGCGTATGCAGGAGATCCAGGCCCCGTCAATGTGTACGGGTATGTTGTAGACATGACACTTGTCTAGTATCTCCTGCATCCGCGGATGCTTGTCACCATCGTATGGAAACGGCATTGAGATGAGAAGTTCTGGTCTATATGGATGGAGTGGAAATACGTGCTCGATATCGTCGATGTCAAAATAGACTATGCTCGGGTTTAGTCTGAGATGATACTTATAGTCGTGCTTTAGAGTCTTCAAGTTAGCGCCGAGTCTCTGATAGAGGTCGTCGATGTACTGGGTGCAGCCGTTGATGACGTCGACTCTAGGAAAGGCGTCTAGACCCTTGAAGGTACTGAGGGTATGCTTGCCGAGCCAGTAGAGAAAGTAGTCCTTGTAGTGACGATCTAGCTCCGGCATGTAGATCGGATTGACTCTATAGAAGTCATCGTAGAACTTATTGATATCGACATCGTACATCGGCTGCGGCCTCTCGTACTGCAGCCACTCTCGACTATACTTTCTATCTGCACCGTCTCTCATCGTGTAGTCCGACTCTATTAGTCAGCAGTAGTCACTATAGTCTTGTTCCAGGTGATTCCGACAGTAGCCATGTTTTGATGGTACTGATGATCAGTTACCGTGTTGCTGTACATCCTTGCAGTAACGTACTTTTCTACGTCGTCGTACACCCTAGTAGTAGTGCGAGTCAGCACATCTTCTGATACAGTTCTGGTAAATGTAAAGTACGCTCCAGTACGATCTTCCATTGGATCGTTTGGGTCTTCTGGTATACCTTCACCCGGCCAAGAGATGCTCGTATTGGCCCTTGTTAAGATTGTCGTCTCTGTGATCTTCATGTTGTCCTCGCAATAAAAAAGGTGGGGAGCTTCTGTTGCCAAGTGCTCCCCGAACTCCGATCAAGCCGCTAGGCTAAGACCATATGCATTGTTGTCGTTTGCATTTACGATTTTGCGTCAGTCTCGATCTTGTCTTTACTGCACCCGTCGATCCTATTTCGCCCCCATCAAAGATACACAAATAAAACAAGTATTAGTTGCTGTTCTATTTCTTGTCACCCTACCCTAAAGCAACAATCTCGCAGGGTGTTTGTGTATCCATGGTGGAGGCGGCGGGTACTGCCCCCGCGTCCAGCATGCCTATTCCACTAGATGTCAACGACATCAGCAATTCTATTTATACACCACTAGACGTTATATGTCAACCGGTATTTTTCGCGGATGTCTAGCAGGTCCTTGACATAGTCGTTCCGCTTCTTTACGAATATCTGCGGTTCCTCGTCGTCGACCATTATCATGATGACGATCTGCGGTACTGGGATTCCAGTGATTTCTTCATACATGATCGCGTATGCAGTGGCTTGACAGAAGTAGTTCAGGATCCACTTCTCTTCTTTGAGCTTCTTAGACGTCTTGAAGTCGATGATCGAGAGCCTACCGTTGTACTCTGCTACGAGGTCGACCGTACCTGCGAGCTTCAGGTAGTCAGAGTAGAGACGTACTTCCTGCATGTGCACGTTGTCGACGTAGGCATCGAGGTGCCTGCGAAGCATCTTGAACTGGAACTGATCATTCCAATCGTATTCTGATGGATTGATTGGGTCGCCGTTGATGTAGTCCTCGCAGAGCGTATGCATGCGAGTACCTCGAGTAGCAGCTTTGTTCGAGATGCGCTCGGCTTCTTCTACGCCGACTCGCTTCTTCCACTTCTCGATTGCTTCCTTACCGAGAAAGCCGACTACAGTAGTAGCCGATGGATATAGAGCTCCGGCAGGAGTCTTGTAGTACCTGCCGGAGTCCGTATTGATCTGCTCTAGTTCTGCTATCTCATGGTTCCTGAGAACCTTAGTGAAAGACTTTCGGCTGTCTAACCATTCCGCCATCGCTCTGTACCACCATCACTTTAGGATTTTCATAGTTTTCTTTGCGGATGATGAACTCCTTCACCAGTCCGGATCTAACGATGTCGTCGACCATCATCTCTACGCTAGAGAAGTAGCGCTTCATACCTGCAATGATCTTCATGAAGTGGAAGATACCGGAGCGCTCGTCGTCGTACTTAAGGTCAGTCTGCCTGTAGTCACCGCAGAAGATTACCTTTGAGTTCTTGCCCATGCGAGTAACGATTGTGCATAGCTCGTGGTATGTCATGTTCTGGCACTCGTCGACTATCACTATGGTATTGTCGATTGTAATGCCGCGAAGGAACGAGGATGTCTCAAAGCTGATGACTCCCTTCTGCTTTAGGATCTCATATGCGTCTGCACGACCGTAGAGCTCAGCGCAGATTCCTTCGTATGGCGCCTCGTATACTTTTGATTTTTCCTTGATCGATCCGGGCAGGAAGCCCATGTCTCTTGATGGTACCACCGACCTAATGATCATGATACTGTGGTGTTCTTTGAACTTCTCAATCTCATTCAGAGAGAGGTATATCGAAAGGAATGACTTTCCGGTCCCTGGTAGACCGTGAATTAGAAGGTTCTTGCCGTTTACGAATTCCTTGAAGATCTGCTCTTGATTGTCTGTCTTAGGGGATATACTCTTTAGGACTAAGTTGTTCTTTTGTTGTTGTGACTCCTGACGCTTGCTCTGCTTGTTTTGTCTTTTTTCAGCGCGGGTTAGCTTGTCCATGAGGGTTCCTTTATGGGTTACCAGGTATTGATCTTATTCGACCTCCCACTTGCCTTCTTCACTCTTTTCAAAACATCACGAAAACCCGCATCAGGCTTACGAAGGCCTAATCGGGTCGGGTCCGCCAACGCGGGAGCTCTTGATATGAATTGTTCTAGATGAGGGTTCTCAGCCTTGTATGCGTCGAGCTGAGATATAGGCATGTCCACTTCGAACTCTCTGTTCGTCTTAGTATCTCTGAATGAATAGTTAGCCATTCGTGTCTATGCCCTTAGACATCCAGTAAGCTGTGATGTCGTCTTTATTTATAGGATTAAAGCCTTGTAGAACCATCTCAGCTTTTACGTAGTCGCTTAGGTAGACTGGACCGTCCATCTTGCCCTTCAGACTCTCCATCATCTCGTCGAACTGTTCCTTGTCGGTCTCAGTTAGCATTCGTTCCATTGACTATTTCCTTTAGTTTTGGGTGTATCCTTACCAGCGCTTCTGGCTCAAACAAGTGGAACACATATACTGTCTTCCTGACGCCATCCTCACGACCGGTCAGATAGTAGTACACCGCGACTGGTATAAGTAAGGCAGTATAGAAGATAGCAAACAGTACCGTTTCAGTCGTCATATGAGAGGAGCCTGTCTAGGTTCTTTGCCCTTAGTGCATTGTCGTAGTTTCGAAGCTTCTTGCTGGATCTTTCTCTCTTTATTTCTTTGAAAGAAACTTGATCCTCATCAACAAAATTCTTCTTCTTATTCTTAGTAACCAACTTTTGAAGGTTAGCATAGCGAGTCATGCTGGAAATAGCTCCGGAAATGCTGCTACTGCGACGTCCTTGGTGAGACCCTTGTATGGGCTCTTCTTGTCCTTCATCGATAATAGGAGGTCTGCATCTTCTGGATGTATTGCCTCTAGGATCTGAATGAACAGAGACTCGCGCTTGAGAGGGTTCATGTCTGGGCTCAGACCCTCGATGAATAGATAGAGCTTGCGAGCCTCGCGGTGCAGCATGTTGTGCTCGTCGAACTGCGAGTACTTGAACGGAGGCTTACCTTCCGGAAGAAGGAACTTAGCGTCTGGGTGAAACATGTACTGAAGGATGATCTTGCAGGGTTCGTTGCAGTTCTGGCGAAGCGCTTCTACTCGCTCTTCTTTCTTCTTGAACTCACTGCACTTCTTTAAGATCTCTGATACGCTCATTACCATTAAAAGTCTCCCACGCTTTCCATCATGTTCTTTAGCTTGTACGATATGAAGTAGTTGAACAGCTTGCTCTTGTCCTTGCCACCCTCTTCATGGTATTTATCGATGACCGCTTTTCTGATGTCCTGTGGGATGAACCCAAGATCGATCAGCTGCTGGTTACGGTTCCAGTTGCGCTGCATCGCGATGGCCGACCGGTCAAAGAAGAACTCATCCATCTTCTTCTGAGTCATAGGCTTTTGACGCTTGTCAGTGACGAAAGTATCGTCGTCTGACAAGATGTTAGGTACGCCGTCGCCGGCATCACCCTTGAGGATATGCTCAAAGAGGTAGCGGTTTGGATCGTCGCTGTGTATCATCTTCTTGCGTACTGGATCGTACTGCTTTACGTTAGGGTAGCGATGGAGCTGTATGAAGTCCTTATCGCCGGACAAGATAACGATTTCTTCAGTGCGGTCTTCGCTGAACTCTACTACTAGAGTTGCAATGATGTCGTCTGCCTCGGCAGTGTCGATCTGGATCATGCGGTATGGGAAGTTCTCTCGGATCTCAGCCTTGAGCTTTCCGAAGTACTCAAAGATAGTCGTCCAGTCGAGCTCTGACTTATCGCGAGCCTTCTTGCGGTTTGCCTTGTAGTACGGGAATACCTGACGACGCCAGAAGTTCCTGTCGTCGCAGGCAATGACCATCTCACCGTAGTCCTTAAACTTAGTGCGGTACCCACGAAGTGAGTTGATGACCATGTGACGGAATAGGCTCTCTTCGATCTGGATGTTTGTATGGTTACCAATCTGAGCCATAAGATTGGAGATCATGACTTGCTGAAAGTCCACGATAATCATTGTAAGGTTTCCACGTTTCTGATATATGTATTATATATCTTTCAACCATAATGTCAACTTATATTGTCTTCTAGATTTTCAAGGTGCTTCTTTGCATCTTCTGTGATGGTAATAGTCTGGTCTATGATCGGGTGAAGCGAGTGCTCTAGACCCTTGAACCTATATGTGAACGCCTTGAGCGCTTCTTCTACGAAGACGATGTCCTTTATAGACTCCTGAGTAACAGCTCCGTTGAAGCCGAAGCTGGCTACTACTGCGGTGACTGCGTCCATCACGTCAGACACTACCTCGTCGCAGAAGTCCTGTCGGACTTGCATGATATGCTCTTCCGTATCTGGAAATACGCCGTCGAAGCCCGTTCTGTTTGGGAATTGAATGATATTGGTCATGAAGACTCCTTTCAAGCTACCTATTTATAGCTATCTTGAGTCTATCACTTGCTCGCCTTGAGTATGATGGTATTCTCGTTGATCCTGCCGTTAGCCTCACCCTTCATCTCCTCGATTAGGCGCTTCTGCACGATCTTTCCACCGGTAAG